CTATAGTGGTTTAATTTATGTGGATGCCTCAAAATATACCGCTGGTAAATCACCTGTAAGTGGGTTTAATTATCAATTTTCTCTTGATGTAACAGATGAGGCAGACCAACACAACCTACTAAAACAATGTTATATTAATCTAAAGACCCAAACTGGGTTTACTGACGGAGTTGATGTTTAATGAATCTAAGCGTTTTCTGTTCTTTCTGTACGATGGGTATATGCGCTGACTGTCCTTTATCGGATGTTGAGTGAGTATGCAATATGACGGACACCCTGCTTGGGTGTTTGTTCTGAGACTCTTTGGCGTAATAATTAACTAACGCGGTGTGTGTAACTTTGGATAGGGTAATTACATTGACGCAAGAAGAAGCGGACTCTATTATTGAAGTTATCAATCAGAGGGCGACTGAGGTTAGGCAACTAATCATCACTATAGGCTCTATCTTAGCGCTACTTATGCCCGCCGTTGAAATGGTGGGTATTCTCGACATAACCCCCTATGGGGAAGGTGATGACGAATGGATAGGAGACGCTGATTGGGAATGGGAAGACGATTTTGAGTGTGGTGACGGAACCATGATACAAGCATCCTTAGTTAATGATGGATATAGAAATTGTCGTGATGGTTCAGACGAACCCGAAGAAGAAATCGAAGAAGTTAATGGTAATAATACTGTGATATTACCCGAACGAGGATGTACGGACCCCCATGCTGAGAATTACGATGAGTATGCCGAAGAAGATGATGGGTCATGTGAATATGGCGGCGACGAACCACTTTACGGATGCACAGACCCGGATGCAGAGAACTTTGAATCTTGGGCCGAGGAAGATGATGGCTCATGCGAATATGAAGATGATGTTTCTATACCGGAAGACTGTAGACCCGAAATGTGGGAAGCCTATTATGATTACGACGACGGTAATATGACTATTAGTTGGGATGCCGACCTTACTTGCGATAATGCACCACACAATCTAACCCTAGTTTGGACCTTTTACCATAATAATACTAACGAAACAGGAAATTGGACTGGTATACAAGAAGAATATACCTACGAAACATACTACCAAGACTGGGATTATGTAAATCAAACAATAGCAGTTCCTGCCGGACATTATGATATTTACGGGACTTTTGGCTTCAATGATAACTATTATCGGGCTGTTGATTGGCTCGATGTAGTAATAGAAGTTTAATAAATCAACCCTAGTGTGGGTATGGTATGAGTTGCGACTGTAGCACAGAAGTGGCTGCTGAACCTACACCTAAAGATGGGGAAAGCCATGACGAATACATGACTCGTTGTAAAGATGCTGGATATACAGAAGAAGAATGTATGAAAGCGCACGAAGGACATGAGTTTGAGGTCGAGAGTTATTACGACGATGACGAAAAGAAGAAAAAGAAGTATGCGTCGGAAGACTGTGGCTGTGGGTGCTGTGGGGCTGAGGTAGCCTACGAAGATTGGGAAGAAACCGAAGTAAGCGCCGCAGAATATCAAGGTCGCAAAGTCACACTTAACAAACCATTCAGAACAAAGGGCGCAAACAAAAAGTTCGGTGTTTACACTAAAAACGAGAAAGGTAATGTTGTTCTTGTTAGATTTGGCGACCCAAACATGGAAATCAAAAGAGACGACCCCGCAAGGAGAAAGTCTTTCAGAAGCAGACATAACTGCGATAGTCCCGGCCCAAAGTGGAAAGCACGATACTGGTCATGCAGACAATGGCGAGGCGGAAAAAAGGTTGAAGCCGAAGAACCATGTGGTTGTAAAGACGAATCTGTCGAAGCAAAAAGGAAAGACGACCCCTGCACAGAGGGCTACGAACAATACGGCATGAAAGAAAAGAATGGTAGGCAGGTTCCTAACTGTGTACCAATTAAGAAGAAAGCCGAAGAATGTGGATATGGCGAAGAAATGATTGATGGTGAGTGTAGAAAGGTAGCCGTGACTCTTGAACTAGATATTGATGAGAGTAAGGCTATCCTTAGTGCAGATACTGGTAATACTATTATAGAGATTAGTGGTGTCGCTTTCCACGAAGGCATGAATAAGAACAAATGGGCGCTTACACCGGAAGGTGCTATCTCTGTTGTAAGACAGATGGACGGGGCAGACCTAACACTTCTTCATCCTAAAGCCGATGAAACAGGTGCTGGCTTTACGCGCAATACAGATGGCGGACTTGAAGAAGCCGTCGTTGGTACTATTGTAGGTGCTACTTTCTTTACTACGCAGGGAGGATATGAGGTTCGTTATGTTGCTCATGTTACCCGCGAGGAATTATTTGAGTCATTTGACGATGGCATTTGGATGCAGGACGGTTACGGCGTGAGTATCGGCGGTTCCGGTATTCCAGTAGAAGCATCAGAGGATGGACTGGTTTTTGGTGAAGATTTTACCTTTGACCACCTTGCTTTAGTGGTCAAACCGGCGTATGAACGCGCTTCGGTGGAAAAAGCAGAATACAAAACAATAAACAAGGAAGAAGAACTACCAACTGCTTCTTCACAAGAAATGTTTATAGGTCATTCAATATCTGAGGAGATTAAACCAACGGTGATTGCTATGACCGAAGATACAGTAACAAACGAAATAGATTATGAGGCCGAGATGGAGTCGCTTAAGGCAGACCTTGTTTTGGCTACAAGCAGAATTGCAGAATACGAAAGCGTAGAGGCCGACAGAGTAGAGGCTGAGAGGATTTCCCTTGTGGAGAAGGCTACCGAACTAGGTATGTCCGGCCACGATGACCTCAAAGCAGAGACTCTTTCAACTCTTATCGCATCTTGGGAGGAGGCTCACCCAGAGCCTGTTCCAGTCGAGATGACCCCTGTGGAATCAGAAGTAAAGCCTGTCGCAGAGACAGTCGAGGCTTCCGAAGACGCAGTAATGGTAGAAAACTACCTAAACGGTCGTGTCGTCAAGAATGACGAGAAAATATATGCAAAGGCATGGAATGCTTGGGCATCAGCATGGAACCAAACACTCGCTACCGATGAGCGCCGAAAGATGAGCGCCCCTCGCTACGCAGACCTAAAGGAGATGAACTAAGATGGTACAATATTCCGGAAACGACCCAAGACACGCAGTAGACATACAAGAGACTTTCGCAAGCAAGGGTTTGCTTGTTAAGTACGACGCAAGCGGACTTCTAATGACCGCCTCTGTAACAGATACACCAATCGGTTACACGGCAGCAGAATCCTCTCGCGGAGAGGACCAAGCACTAGAAGCAGCAGGAACAGGAACTGCATCTATCCTACCTTTGGATGGATTAGTTTACCTAAAGGTTGCTAACGCAATCTCTGCACCAAAGTTCGGACTTTCAATTTACACTTCACAGACCGCTTCTGATAACGGAACTTGTGATGATGATTCATCCAACTCCGCAGTCTTTATCGGCTATTACTGTGGTGACGAAAGCGCAATCAGCGCAGGAGATATGATACCAGTTTGGTGTTAATCGTAAAACAATATGGAGATAAGAGGTGAAGAAAAATGAATCAAACACTAGAACAAATACTAAATGTAGAAGCAGCAGTAGGACCATTCGCCCCCGGCGATTCAGTCCTAGAGCAAACTCTAAGAGACTTTATTCAACTACAATCAAACACAATCGCTATCGCAACTGACCTCGTAGGAGTTCGCTCAGTTGGATGGCTCGATTTCACATGGTACACAGGAGTTATTGGAACATTCTCCTACCCATTGGACGATGTGGCCCTAACTGACCCAACCAACATTGGAACTGCTAACTACAGCACCAAGTTAGAGAAGGGACAGGGTAGAGTTACTTTCCTTGACGCAGTAAGACTAAGAGGAGAATCCTTTGAGAACATCGACAGGCAACAGATGGGAATTGTCCGCGCAAGAGCAGACACCATCGACAACCACATACTAACAACACTAGCAGGTGGGGCAGATAACTCAGTTGCTTGCACACAGGTCTTTGGGCACGCTTCCGCAGATGAGGAAGGCGACATTCTAAAGGCTATGGACGATATCTTCGCTAACGCAAAGGTTAGCGGAAACGAGCCACTCGCTCTAGTCCTTCCAGCAGACAAGAGAAGCGCTATTCTCAACACAACTCTTTACGGAAACGTTGTTGAGTCACTAGGCGACCACTTGGCTCGCATCGCAAGCCTAACCATTTACTACACAAGGGATTACGGAAGCGGAAATGCAATCGGTAACGATGCACTACTTTTGGTTCCCGGCGCAGAAACTGCTGAGTTCTTTACTTACAACGGCGCAGGTTTCCAAGAAACCGAACTAACAAGACTACCCGGAGTAGGTTTCGACTGGCTACTAACTTCTTACATGGGAAGCGTTATCCACGAACACCAAGATGGCGCAAGTGCTGATAAGACCCATAGGATAGTTAAGTTGACCGGAGTGCGCTCTTGAATAAGGGGCGGGCTTAAATGGCTAAGAAAACTACAAAAAAGAAGGTTGCCCCTAAAAAGGCAGAACCTAAACCTAAAAAGGCGGCAAAGCCAAAGGGGCCTACAAAGGCTGCTATGGTTTCTGCGCTTAAGGAAAAGGGTATTCCTTTACCGGAATCAGCCGAAGCATCAGAGATTGAGCATAGGCTAAGGTATTGGAAATCCGGCATGGGTTACATGATACGCATACACCGCAACGCTGGTGGAAGATACGCTAATCATCCCCTAAGCCTTCTTGATTCTCCAAGAAAAGCCCTATACTGGCTGCCCGATAGCGATATGACTGATATGATTATTGCTACACGCAGAGTCGTTGTAGTAGGCCGAGCGCAGGAACCTTCAAGTAACATGGTAGTTATTGATGTTCCATCGGACTATGAACAACGATTTGATGCGTGAGGTGGTTAATTGGCTTATTTAATGGGAGACTTAGTAATTGAAGACGGCGACACCCTTTTCAGCACTAATATCACCGTTAATTCTATTCGTGCCCTTCTAAATCATCCTCGCGGTTTGAATAGTGGGACTATTATCGAATATGTGAATCTTCGCAACACACAGATTGCTAAGAAATCACGAAAGGCTAATTATGTTGGGGTCAATTCAACAAACGCACCAACTACGGCAGAAATAGAAACTGCTGTAAAAATGGTTGTTTGTGTTGATTGCCTACGAGTTCTTGTTGATACTATACCAGCAGTTGTTCCCGAAAAGGAACAGGGAGTGTCTGATATTCGTTTTAATAAGCAATTGGCTTCGTTTGAAAAACAAGCAGAGGATGCTTTGAGAGTGATAGAGGAAGTGGGCGCTACTGCCTTCTATAAGAAGGCTACCGCTGCTAAAGTGAGTGGAACAAAAAGCGGTCAACTATCCGGCTCACTCTATGAGTGAGGGGAATAAATGGGTACAGTTAAGTGGGATGGGTCCGAAAGTACCAACTCAAGTGACCCGGCCAATTGGAGTACCGGCGCTATACCAGTAGGCGGTGACGATGTAGTATTCGATGCTACTTCTGATAGCGGTAATCACTGTGTGTTAAACTTTACGACAAGCGCACCTACATTTCCGGAAGACGGTAACGACCTAAACTCTATAACTATAGGGTCAGACTTTACAAAGCAGATACAGACTGGTGCTGCTTGTGAGGTAAACCTAGAAGGTATAATTACCATAAATAAACCAGCCTGTATTAAAAACGGACACGCGCTAACATTTGACTTTAATGCTGCGCCTTCAACAACAGTATATGACGGTAATGGAACATCTTACTCATATAAACCATTTGTTGTCTTTAGTAGTGGTATGACTTCTTCTGTGTTTGAAAATACAGATGCAAGAGCAAACACGACATTTAACTTCGGTTCTCAGAACTTTTCTATGGTAGACGGTGTTTACCCAAATGTTACCTTTACGGGAATACTATATGCAAAGCGCATATATTCTGATAACGCAAAAACCGAGTTTAACACTTATGGTTCAGTAGATATTCTTAATTTCAATGGTGGTCAAGTTAAATCCTCCTCTTTCAATATCTATGATTACGAAAAGGAGTATTACTTTGAGAAGGACCTTACCAGTCTAGGAGAATACTTCCAGTTTGGGCACACTACTGCGAGATTCAAAACCTACAGAAGTAGTGGAACAGGCTCTGTAACATTTCCTGTTACTGGCGAACTAAAAAGTGCCGCGTTTGGTAACGACACAACTAATAATTTCTATACTCAATATCACAAAGTAATTATCGAAAATAACGACAGTTCTTCAAATTACTGGCTAGTTAGTGCTGGGCTTACACTTGAGTGTAATGAACTTGTTATATCAGATGGAGGAAGATTTTACGGCCCGTCAAGTGGAACAAAGGCCGTTGCTATTAGGAGTGTAAAGCGACCAACGGTGCAGGGCGACTGGAACTTTAGACAAACTGCTGATGGTATATACGAAAGCATTGGTGATTCAAGTAACACACCTGTGTTTCATGGGGGGACGGGCCGACAAACGCTTACTAAGAATACTGTTCTATGTGGCGACGGCATGAATCGAGTAGTGTTGGTAAATGACTTAAATCTATCATTACCCTTTATTTACCAAAGAGATTCGTTGGGTAACAACGCTTATGATTTAAGGTCGGTGGCTGCTGCCGCTTCTTCTTCGTCATTAAACGCTTACCCTATGGCCGCAGCAGGTAAGGTTATCGCGTTTTCTATTTCAAGTGGTGGTACATCCATTAGTGCCGATGCTAACAATCAAACATTTGAGGTAAGAACTAACGGTGGTTCCGGAACTAACATACTATTTTCAAGAAATGATATGACTAACACAAACGGAACTAACTATACCTACACTACTACAGGTCTTTCTATATCATTTGCTGCAAATGACCAACTACAGGTGAGAAGAACCGCAGGTTCTTTGGTGTTTGGTAATGTAAATGTTATCCTTTATGTGAGGTATGATTGATATGGATTGGGAAGAATTAAGAGGCGAAAGAGATACTTTACTTAGGCTTATGGACCTTTACCAATTGGTTATTTTATGGGAAGGTCTTACCGATACACAAAAAACAGAATTGCGTAATTATAGGTCTGCTTTATTAGATTTACCGCAAAACTATGATGACGCAGACACGGCATATAATAATATGCCTACCAAACCTTTATGGATGACTTGAGATTGATAATAAACAGGGGCGAGTAGCATGGTGGATGTTTTAACAGACAATAAAAATCTTATATTCACTACAGAAGCCGATAGGGTAACTGTAACACCACACGCCGCACAGTTATTCAAAGACGCAGATAGCGGTTTCGTCTTCTTTGGAGACGGGTCAACACTAGCAGGTCAATCTGCTGATGTAAGACCAGTAGTAACAAAAACTACAGATTACACATTCACAAGAACTGATGAAGGCCGAGTAGTAATGGCTAATAAAGGTTCTAGTATTACATTTACTGTTCCTCCTAACAGTAGCATTTCTTATCCGGCAGACAAAGCCGAACTAAAGGTTATGAACAGAGGCGCAGGAACACTAACAATCGCCGCAGGTAGCGGCGTAACAATTAATGGAACTGCTACGGTCGGACAATACGGCACAGCAGTTATCAAAAAAACTGCTACAGATACTTGGTATATCTTTTCTTCCGTTGGAGTAACTGGTGCTACAGGCCCAACTGGACCTACCGGCCCATCGGGGCCTACGGGGTCAACTGGTCCTACTGGTCCTACTGGTCCTGCTGGCGCACAAGGAGATACTGGGGCGCAAGGAAGCACAGGCCCTAATGGACCGACGGGAAGCACAGGCCCTACGGGGCCAGCAGGTCCAGCGGGACCAACAGGCTCTATCGGATTAACGGGGCCATCGGGACCTACAGGTAGTGATGGTCCGGCAGGACCTACAGGCCCAACTGGGCCATCGGGACCTACTGGTTCAGCCGGTCCTACAGGACCTACTGGTCCGGCAGGAAGTACGGGACCCGAAGGTTTAGTTTGGAAAGGTAACTGGGCTACATCTACTGCGTATGCTGTAGATGACGCTGTATACTACACTACTAACGAATCTTCTTATATTTGTATTCAAGCACACACTTCTTCCGGCTCTATTTTACCAACTAATGCTTCTTATTGGAGTCTTTTAGCGTCTGCTGGAGACACAGGCCCAGCCGGACCTACTGGTCCGACAGGCCCAACTGGTCCCACAGGTCCCACAGGCCCAGCAGGTCCTAATGGACCTACAGGGTCACAGGGACCGGCAGGTTCAGATGGTTCCGACGGCTCTGATGGGTCAACTGGTCCAACGGGACCGGCTGG